GCAAGCAATTACCCACCCTACAATATTGTAAAGTGTGATGATGAAAATTACATCATTGAAATTGCTTGTGCAGGATTCCGCAAAGATGAATTTGAAATTCAGTTATTACCCGATAATAATAAACTGATTGTACAAGGTGTACAGGATCGCCGTGAAGACAAACGCGATTATTTTCATAAAGGAATTGGATCAAGAAACTTTACACGTTCTTTTTTACTAGAAGGGGATGTTAAAGTAACTGATTGTGAATTTACCGATGGTATGTTAAATATCTTTCTAAAAAGAATCATACCTGAAGATAGAAAACCCAAACAAATTAATGTGAAATAAGGTGAATTAGCTATGGCTCAAGTCCAAATTATTAAGTTGTCAACTGGAGAAGATATTATAGCTTCAGTTGAAGTAATGGATGTTCCTGGTTCTGAAAAAATGGTTATGGTTGAAAAACCCTGCATCATTCTTCTTAGACCTAAAGAACAAAATCCTAAAGAATTTGGCTTGGGCTTAGCACCCTATTGCCCATATGCAAAGGGGTACAAGTTTACCATAGTGAATTCACATATTGTCTCTATCTTTGAACCAGAAGAAACTCTTTTAAATGAATACACAAAAAGATATGGTTCACTTGTACCTACTTCAGTTAGACAAGTACTACAGGAATAGCATGAGTGTAGCACTTTCAAAAAAAGAGGTTTAATTGCTTGACATAAACTCCTCGTTATTATATAATGTATTCACACTGAGAGGAAGATATGTCAAATTTTTATACTTTTGCTAAACACTACGGTAATAAAATACTATATCGTGGTATCGAAAACGGAAAAAGGGTATCTAAAAAGGTACCCTTTTCTCCTACTCTTTATGTTCCTTCAAAGAATGAATCTAATTTTAAAAGCATATTCGGTGATGTTGTTTCTCCAATTAAGTTTGATTCTAATTCAGAAGCATCTGATTTTGTAGAACAATATAAAAACGTATCCAATTTTCCAATTTACGGGCAGACGAATTGGGGTTATCAATTTATATCTGAGAAGTATCCTGAAAAAGAAATCATTTGGGACATTTCAAAAATACTATTGTATTCAATAGACATTGAAACTACAGTTGAGAATGGTTTTCCTGACGTATTCAATCCTATGGAAAGAATCACTCTCATTACTTTGCAGAACAGTGTAACTAAAAAGATTACTACATTTGGTAGTGGTCCGTTTACTCCCGGTGAAGCTACTAAAAACTTTGATATTGATTATAAAGAATGTGAATCAGAAAAGAAACTTCTTCTTCGCTTTATAGATTGGTGGATTGTAAATTGTCCTGATGTTATTACGGGTTGGAATATAAAAGAATTTGATATTCCATATATTATTTCTCGTATGGAAAGAATTCTAGGAGAAGAAGTAGGTAGCCATGCTAAAAAATCAATGAGTCCTTTTAGCATTGTTCGTGACGTTAAAAAATCTTACAATGGTAGAACACATCTGACATATGATATACAGGGTGTTGCTCAGTTAGATTATTTGGACATGTACAAAAAGTTTACCTATGTTACCCGTGAAAGTTATTCTCTAGATCATATTGCTGAAGTTGAACTCGGACATTCAAAGTTAGAGAATCCTCATGACACATTCAAGGAGTTTTACGAAAAGGATTGGAATCTTTTTGTCGAATATAATATCATAGATACTGTACTTGTAGATCAGTTAGAAGATAAGATGAAACTTATCGAACTCTGTCTCACAATGTCTTATGATGCGAAAATGAATTTCGAAAATGTATTCTCTCCTGTAATGACTTGGGACTGTTTGTTTTATAACTTTCTCTTAGAACAGAACATTATAATTGGTCAGGGTAACGGTAGACCTGAAAGAACTATTGCAGGTGCTTATGTACAAGAACCTGTTCCTGGTCCATATGAGTGGGTTGAATCGTTTGATGCGACTTCACTCTATCCTTCTATCATTATGCAATATAACATGAGTCCAGAAACATTAGTGCCAGGTAGTATGTATGAAGTAGATGTTGATGGTTTACTTGCAAGCAAATACAAGTTTGATACTGATGATGCAGTTGCTGCGAATGGTCAAACATTTACTCGCACTAAACGAGGACACTTTCCTAATCTTGTTCAAAAGTTTTTTGATGATAGGCAGCGTTACAAAAAACTAATGATACAAGCTAAACAAGAATATGAGATTAGCAAAGATCCTAATACAAAAAAATTAATATCTAAGTATAATAATTTTCAGATGGCAAGAAAGATTCAACTAAACTCTCTTTACGGTGCTTTAGCTAACAATTACTTCAGATATTATGATGATCGTATAGCAGAGGGAATAACGCTTACTGGTCAATTCATCATCCGGAAGACAGCAAGAGCTTTAGATGAGTTTTTGAATGATATATTAAAAACTAAAGGTAAAATGTATAGTTTTTATACAGACACTGACTCTTGTTATATTACCCTAAAAGATTTAGTAGATAAATTTTTTGCTAAAAAATCTCACAGTGAATTGATTGATATCTTGGATAAGATAGGAAACGATCAGATTGAACCTTGTATTGCTAAAGCTATGAAAGAATTGGCAGAATACACAAATGCCTTTGAAGAAAAAATAGTTTTTAAACGTGAAGCGATTGCTGATAAGTGTTTGTGGGTTGCTAAAAAACGATATGCAATGAATGTTTGGGACAACGAGGGTGTACGATACAAAACTCCTGACTTGAAAGTATTGGGTCTTGAGATTGTTAGGTCTTCTACACCGAAACCTGTCAGGGACAGTCTTCGTGAAGCCGTTCGTATTTGTTTAACTAAGGACGAAAAACACCTGCATAATTTTATAAATGAAACAAAACAAAACTTTAGTAAACTGAGTCCTGAAGAAATAGCATTTCCTCGTAGTAGTAATAACATGGCAACATATGGCAATATCAGTTCAATATATGGCAAAGGTTGTCCTATGCATGTTCGTGGATCTTTACTATATAATTATTACTTGGATAAGTTTGAATTGTACAACAGGTACGAAAAAATACAAGAAGGCGATAAAATCAAATTCATATATTTGAAAGAACCTAACACTATAAGAGAAAATACTATTGCCTTTAAAAGTAAATTGCCTGAAGAGTTTAACATACACAAATATGTTGATTATGATTTAATGTTTGAAAAAGCATTTCTTGAACCTATGGATACCATTGTTAAAACTTTAAAATGGAATACCGAAAAACAATCTACACTTGAAGATTTATTTGTATAGACTATTTCTATTCTTGACAAATATATTTAAGGTGTGTTATTATTACATACAGAATTAGAACTAATTGACTAGGAGAAAATATAATGAGTTTAATTGATAAATTGAAAAAGAATAGTACTATCAAAGATACTGCTATCTTAACAGAGTCTAAATTCTTCGGAGTTAAAGACTTGATTCAAACTGCTGTGCCTGCGTTGAATGTAGCATTGAGTGGTCGTCTTGATGGAGGATTGACACCTGGTCTAACAGTGTTTGCGGGTCCTTCAAAACATTTTAAAACAGCATTTTCATTGATGTTAGCAAAATCGTATTTGGACAAATATGATGATGCCGTAGTATTGTTTTATGATTCAGAATTTGGCACACCTCAAGCATATTTTGATACTTTTGATATTGATAAGAGCCGTGTAGTTCATACTCCTATAACAGACGTAGAACAATTGAAACATGATTCAATGTCTCAGTTAAATAGTATTGAGCGAGGTGATCACGTTATTATCATAGTCGATTCTGTTGGTAATTTGGCAAGTAAAAAAGAAGTAGAAGATGCTCTTGAAGGTAAGAGTGTAGCGGATATGTCTCGTGCTAAACAGTTGAAATCATTATTTCGTATGGTTACACCTCATTTAACAATTAAAGATATTCCGATGGTTGTAGTCAATCACACATATAAAGAAATTGGACTGTACCCTAAAGATATTCTTTCTGGTGGTACAGGAATTTATTATTCTTCTGATAATATTTTTATCATTGGTCGTCAACAAGAAAAAGATGGGCAAGATTTAACAGGTTATAACTTTATTATTAATGTTGAAAAATCTCGGTTTGTTCGTGAAAAGTCTAAGATTCCAATTGAAGTATCTTTTGAAGGTGGTATTAGTAGATGGTCTGGATTACTTGATATGGCATTAGAATCTGGACACATTATTAAACCTAGCAATGGTTGGTATCAGAAAGTAGATATGAATACTGGTGAAATTATTGATGGTAAATATCGACAAAAAGATACTAATACAAAAGAATTTTGGCAACCAGTGTTAAATGATGAAACATTTATCAGTTGGATAACAAAAAGATATTCTATCTCTAGTGTAGATGGTATCATGCGTGATGAAATTAGTGAGCAAGACATTAATGCAGCCTACAAAGAAGTCTGAAGGTCAATGTGACTGTTGTCACATACCTATATGGGAAGGCGACAGGGCAGTTTGTTTTCACACAGATGATCAAGAAGTTTATCTGTGTGAAAGCTGTGTCGAAAAAATTTACGGTGAATATGTAAAGGAAGAATATAAATGATAGTCTTGGTTTGTGGTTTGCCTGGATCAGGAAAAACTTGGTTATCTGAAAAACTTTGTGAAGGACAACCTAATTTTGTACATCTCAATGCTGATCGTGTAAGAGAAGCAGTACGCGATTGGGATTTTTCAGAAGAAGCAAGAATTCGTCAGGCTATTCGTATGCGAGGTCTTGCATTTACTGAAGCAATGTTTGGCTCTATAGTAATTGCAGATTTTATATGCCCGACACCACAAACGAGAAAAATGTTTGACGCAGACTATACTATTTTTCTTGACACAATAGACATAGGTCGATATCATGATACTAACAAGATGTTTGTTAAACCGGACGATGCAGATTTCACTATACCTGAACACATAAATGAAAACGCAGTAGATATGATAAGAAAGAGGATTCTAAATGCAGCACCGAATGGAAAATATAATTTTAGTAAATCTACTTGATAATGATGCTTATTTTAGAAAAGCAATACCTTTTTTAAAATCTGAATATTTTACAGGTGAGCATAGAATCTTGTTGAAAAAAATACAAGAGTATTCTATAAAATATAATAAAGCTCCGACAATTCAAGCACTAGCTATCTCTATTGAAGAAGATAGAACAGTAACTGAAGGTCAACTTCCTATTCTAAGCGAATGGTTGAAAGGGTTTGAACCTATTGTAAATGATCCTCAATGGATATTAGATGAGACTGAAAAGTTTTGTAAAGATAAAGCGATCTTTAATGCTATCATGGAAGGCATTCAAATCATTGATGGAAGAAACAGTGATTTAGGTCCTGATGCACTTCCTGATTTATTGTCTAAAGCACTACAAGTTGGTTTTGATAACAATATTGGTCACGATTACATTGAAAACGCAGACAAACGATATGAATTCTATCATAGACTAGAAGAAAAGATGCCGTTTGATTTGGCAATGTTTAATGAGATTACTGAAGGAGGACTTGCTAACAAAACATTGAATGTTGCACTCGCAGGTACTGGTGTTGGTAAATCTCTTTTTATGTGTCACATGGCAGCGAATGCTATCTCACAAGGTAAAAATGTTTTATACATTACACTTGAGATGTCTGAAGAAAGAATTGCAGAACGTATTGATGCGAATCTAATGAACTTGCCTATCGGACAGTTGAAAGAATTGTCTAAGCAAATGTTTGAAGATAGAATTAGTAAAATTAATGCTAAGATACAGGGTAGGCTTATTGTTAAAGAATATCCTACAGCATCAGCACACAGTGGGCATTTCAAAGCATTGATAAATGAATTGAAACTAAAAAGAAATTTTGCCCCTGATATTATTTTTATTGACTATCTTAATATTTGTTCTTCAAGT